TTTCCTGGACAAGGTGTTGTTGTTTTCGGACAAAAGACACTACAAGGTAAACCATCTGCATTGGATAGAATCAATGTAAGAAGATTGTTAATTAGACTTCGTAAGTTTATTGCAAGTTCTTCAAGATTCTTAGTCTTTGAACAAAACACTGCTGCTACTCGTAACAGATTCTTAGGAATAGTTAATCCTTTCTTAGAATCAGTTCAAGCAAATAGTGGTTTGTCAGCATTTAAAGTGGTAATGGATGATTCCAATAACACTCCAGATGTTGTAGATAGAAACCAATTGGTCGGACAAATCTTTATCCAACCTACAAGAACTGCCGAGTTCATTGTGTTGGATTTTGTAATCTTACCTACTGGAGCTGCGTTCCCAGAGTAAGTCTAACTTATACATATAAACGCATTGAGAAGCCCCACTTTTTTAGTGGGGTTTTTCTTTTTATAAATAACTTCAAAAAAACTTCTAATAATGATACTATACCACTATTCATTTTTTTTACTTTTCTTATATTTATTAATGTATAACAAAACCTAACTTTTGGAGAATATAATGGCTGATATTTTAAATGCAGACGAAATCTTTTTTACCCCGTTTGAACCGAAACAGAAAAATCGGTTCGTGATGTACTTAGAGGGTATTCCATCATATTTTGTAAAAACTATGGCTAGACCACAGATTCAATTTGAGGAAATAGCGTTGAACCATATTAATACTACACGATATATTAAAGGTAGAGGAACATGGCAGGCAATGGAATGTACTTTATACGATCCAATTGTTCCAAGTGGTGCTCAAGCAGTAATGGAATGGGTAAGATTACATAAAGAATCAGTAACAGGTCGTGATGGGTATAGTGATTTTTATAAGAAAGAAATTAAATTTAATCTTTTAGGTCCAGTAGGTGATAAAGTTGAGGAATGGGTATTGAAAGGTGCTTTCTTAACTGCTGCCAATTTTGGTGATTTATCGATGGATGAAGCAGCTGCTATTACAGATATATCATTAACTATCCGATACGATTACGCTATCTTATCATACTAAAGGATTAAGAATGCAATTTTTAAGAGAAATGTTGTCAAGCGATGCGAAAATATCATCAAAGAGATTTGTGGGATTCGCATCGTTTTTCATGTTAATATGTTGTTGGGGTGCAGATACCTTTACAGCATTTGAGGTCAAAGATAAAATATTAGAATGTTTCATGTACATAACCGTTGTCGGTTTAGGAGTAACAGCTGCAGAAAAGTTTGGTAAAAAATAGAAGTCCTTTCTATTTATTAATATAGTTATAATTTAAAATAGGTTTTAAAACTCACAAGGAGAATATAATGTCAGAACAGAAATACGCATTTCCTACAGAAGTGCTTTCATTGCCGTCTAAAGGTTTGTTATACCCAAAAGACCATCCATTAAGTTCAGGTCAAATAGATGTAAAATACATGACCGCTAAAGAAGAAGATATATTAACATCAACTAATCTAATAGAAAAGGGATTAGTAATTGATAGAGTATTAGAGTCAGTTATTGCAGATCCTGATGTAAAATTAGATGATTTGTTTATTGGTGATAAAAACGCATTAATGGTAGGTACAAGAGTATTGGGTTATGGTAAAGAATATGTAGTTGAAATAACAGATCCAGATACTGGATTAGAGGTTGAACATTCATTTGATTTAACTGCAATGAAACATACTAAATTTAATAGTAAATTATTTACTCCAGGTGAAAATAAATTCGAATATACACTACCTAATAGTAAAAGGAAACTTGAATTTAAATTGTTAACACATAAAGATGAAAGAGCGATAGATAGTGAATTGAAGGCTATAGAGAAATTAACAAAAGTTACTGGAGTGGATAAAACTTTAACTACAAGATTAAAGAAACAACTCATTTCAGTAGATGGTGAAACAGATGTTATGAAAATTAATGATTTTGTTGATAATCAATTTTTAGCATTAGATACAAGAGAATATCGTAAATATGTTGAAACCATTACTCCAGATGTTGAATTTAAATTAGAATATAAAAGTCAAATAGGAGAGCTCCACACGGTAGAAGTACCAATGGGAGTTCGATTTTTTTGGCCTGACTCCGAGTTATAAGAAAGTAGTTCATGAGGAGATATTTCTCCTCTGTCATCATTCAAACGGATTTACACATAGTGAAGTGTATAGTATGCCACTCCATTTGAGAAACTTTTATTTAAAACAACTTATTGATTTGAAAAAAGCGGAAAATAAGGCACAGGAAGATGCTAATAAACGAATTGGCGGTAGCTTATAAAATTCTGTTTTTTAATATTTATTATTGAATACTTCTATTCATTTATAAGGAAAATATTATGAAAATTACAATGACAGAAGCTACTAAGGCTAAATTAATTAAATTACACCAAGAAGGATTTTTAGATAACTTTTTTGATGATGTGATTGACCAAATAAATAAAAATGCTGACGATAACATGACTGCAATTGGTAAATCTGCAGATGACCGTTTTGCAGCAAGAAGAGCAGCTTTGATAAAAAAGCATATGAAGAGTATAAAACAAAATCCTAAAAGTTTTAAACAAAAAGTACTATCTGTATTAGGTTTGAGTAAGTAATGGCTAATCTTGAAAAAGAAATAAAACTCAAAAAAGAATTAAATGATTTGGAGTCTCAAATTTTAGCTGATGAACGAGAACGCTCCGAACTAAAGGAAAAGCAAGTTAAGAGTGATAAAGCCAGAATTAAAGCAGCTCGAGTTTACCAAGAAGCACTTAACATACAAAAAGACCTTATAGAAAAAGAAGCTGAATTAAAGGAAAAGATAAGACATTCATCTGGAGAAAAAAGAAAAGAACTAAAAAAAGAACTTGCAGATACAAGAAAGGACATTAAAGAACAAAAAAAAGGTATTGGTATCTTAAAAAAGAAAGCACAGGGAAACGAAGAGATATTAAGAGTAGTTGGTGATAGAATAAGTGCTGAAGAAAAGAGTGCAGCTATTAATTATAATATTAATACTTCTCAAGAAAAAAGTAGATCGATTAATGAAGAAATAGAGCGTATTAAGGCAGATACTACTGGTCTTACGGAAGATGAAAAGGAGGCATTAATAAAATCTTTATCAACTGAACAGGCCATATTAGAAACTAATCAAAAAACAGCTAGAGCAATACAATCTGAAGAGGCAGCTAGAAAAAAATTAGTATCTATAACTGGTGATATAGCAGAAAAGTCTAAACAAATGCTTGCTATGACAAAGGCTATGGTGAAAACCTTGATGAAAAATCCCTGGATGGCAGTTGGTGCGGCATTAATTGGTATAGTAAAATTGTATGAAAAAATGGTCAATGCATCTAAGGCATACCAAGAATCTACTGGAGCTAGTTTAGCACAGGCAGATGAGTTGACGAAGAGGATGACCACTGCTAGTTCGGTAGTGTGGAATAAATTTGGTCCAGGACTTTCTCATTCTGCAAAATTAGGTTATGATTCCCAAAAGGCAGTTGGTGCTATTGTGGGTGAATTTGGTACAATGGAATCAGTACAAAAATCTACTATAAAACAAATGGGAGTATTTGAAAAAGGTCTTAATATTTCAATGGAAACCTCTGCTAAAGTAATGAAACAAATGGAAGGGGTTGGAGCTGAGTCGCAAGATGCTGCATTAAATACTATGAAGTTTGGTGCTGAATTGGCTATTGCTAATGATGTTGCCCCTGGAGCAATTATGGCAGACATAGCCGCCAATACTGAAAATTTTGCTAAATATGGTCAAGATGGTGGTAAAAATATGATTAGAGCTGCCGTTGCTGCTAAAAAATTAGGAATGGAACTTGGTACTTTGGTAAAGATGAGTGATTCATTATTAAACTTTGAATCTTCCATACAAGCCGAGATGGAAGCCTCTATGTTGATTGGTAAACAATTAAATTATAATAAGGCTAGAGAATTAGCATTGAGTGGTGATTTAGAGGGAGCTACAAAAAGTATTATGGACCAAATAGGGGGTGCAGCTGAATTCCAAAAAATGAATGTTATGCAAAGACAAGCTCTTGCTGATTCTATTGGTGTAAGTGCAGACGAATTGGCTAAGATGACAAGTGGTAAATTGGAAATGAAAGAACCAGATAAAACTTCAGAAGAAAAGTTGAAAAAGTCTATGGATGAAAGTACTTTGATGATGAGAAATTTATTAACTGCTGATAATGCTTTAAAAGTTGCAATGTATGCTTTAATTGCAGCCATAACTCTTAATACACTTGCACAAGGCGGTTTCGGTAAACTCTTTAAAGGTTTGAAGAAAGGTAAAGGATTGATTGGGGGTGTTATGACTAGTATTGCTGGTAGTAGAGTTAATCCTTTGAATATCGGCAAAAAAGTAGCAAAGAGTGGAGCTTTTAAGAAATCTTCAAAGGGTCTTATTCAAAAAACTTTGACTAAAGTAGGTGGTAAAGGTGGTCTTAAAAAAATGGGTGCGAAGATGTTCGAAAAAGTTGGTGGTAAGGCGGTAACATCGGTGGCCAAGAATGTTGGGGGAAAACTTTTAAAGAAGATACCTGGTGTCGGGTTAATTGCTGGATTAGGATTTGCGGCTAGTAGATTAATGAAGGGAGATGCTTTGGGAGCTTTAGGTGAAGTTGCCAGTGGGGCTGCTGCCATAATACCTGGTATAGGAACTGCAGCGTCGGTAGCTATAGATGCTGCCATGATTGCAAGAGATGTAAGCAAGGCCTCTAAAGATTCAGTAGATATGGCAAATAAAACCAGTGAAAATTTAACAAAAATGGAAAGGGAAAATATACAAAAAGAAAAGAAGAATATTGATGATAAGGCTAAACATCAAGCAGCAAAGAAAGCTGCAGAACAGGCCGCGATGAAAGCTGCAATGGATAAGAAGAAGAAAGAAGAAGA